AAGGGTAAAAAATAAGGTAGTAATATTATGATTGATCCTGCTTCTTTTAAAATTAGGTTTCCAGAGTTTGCGGCTGTGAGTGACGTGAAAGTTCAAATGTTTATTGACGATTCTATCGTCATTCTTAACGTGGCTTTTTGGGGCGAGAAGTACGATCTTGGGCTTTCTTATTTGGCAGCTCATTTTCTTGCTCTGAGCGAAAAATCTGAAGCCGGATCAGCATTGTCTGTTGCGCCTATTTCCGGAAAAGCAGTTGATGGAGTTTCTGTTTCTTATGCCCAGGTGGTGCCTGCCAATGTAGCGGACGCCATGTATGCTTCAACGATGTATGGCCAACGGTATTTGGCATTAAGAAAAACTTTAGGGAGTCCAGCGAGTGTCGTCTAACTTGAAACGCATAAAGAAAAATGGCGGAGTTGAGGCCTTAGGGAAAAGAGTCAAGACTCCGGGCACTGTGGATGTCGGGATTATAGACGCTGGCAGACATGCTTCAGGGGACGCTACTGTTGCTGAGATAGGCTTTTTTAATGAGTTCGGTACAAGTAGAATTCCGGAAAGATCATTTATGCGAAGCACTGTTCAAGAAAAGAAAAAAGATATTGTGACAATGCAAAAGAAGCTCTTAAAGCAGATTGTGGCAGGAACCATGGAAGTAAAAACTGGTTTGGGGCTGCTTGGCGAATTTATGACTGATAAAATAAGAAGAAAGATTGTGTCTATAAGTTCACCGCCGAACACTCCTGCGACAATAGCAAGGAAAGGGTCAAGCAACCCACTTATCGACACTGGCCAACTGAAGAATTCTATTACATACAAGGTTAACTTATAATGGCTTTAAATGACGTTACTGAGGCGATGGATGGGTGGCTCGAAACAATAATAGGAACTCGAAACACTGGGAGCTATGTTTCCGGGCGATGGGTTGCAGGGACTCCTTCTGCGCTTTCATTTACAGGAGTTGTTCAGAACGCAACACCACAGGACTTGAAAGTGTTGCCAGAAGGTCAAAGGACTGAGGAAGCGATTAAAATACATACTGCATTTGAATTGATTCCTCAGAACGGTGCAACAAATAATGGTGATATCATATTGTATAAGTCTACTGAATGGCGGGTATATAACTGCGCCAGGCGGTTCATAGGCGGATATTTTAAGGCGATAGCGATAAGGCAATAATTAATGTTGAACATTACCAGCATAGAAGATGCTTTATATCAATGGGTTTACTCAGTAGCTGGGATTACGGCTATATTTTCTCATCCCAACGCTCCACGGCCTGTTACTTCATACGTGCTGATAAACGTCATTCAAAGCATGCCAGTAGGCATTCAGGAGTCAGAGTCAACCTTGCTTGGTGACGATACAATTGACGTTGATTATTCTAATGTTGAAGAGTTGTTTATAAGTATAAATGTTTATTATGCAGGAGCTTATCAAACCGCCACTAAACTAAAAGACAGTTTAGGGAGAATAACTGTCATGGACGCTTTGTTTGCAGCAGGGTTGGGATATAACAAAACGTCTGAAGTCAGGGACATCCCTGAAGAAATAAATAAGCAGTGGGAAGAAAGAGCGCAGTTTGATTGTTTCTTTTTTACCAGATCGCTTGACGAAGAAAATATCGAGACAATCAGAAAGGTTGAAATAACAGACGAATTAAACGGTTCAACGACAGTGGTAATACATCCTGACGATGTATAAAGGAGACAATTATGGCGCAAAGACCAATTAAAAGATTTATTGATGTCGAGATCAAAAAAGACACTCCTCGAGTGTCGGCGGCTGGTTTCGGCATTCTAATGGTAATAACTGATTCTGTATTGCTTTCAACTTTCCGGAGGCATAGGAGATTTACGACACCAGAGCAGGTGTCTGATTTTTTTGGGGCATCGTCAGAAGAATATTTAGCGGCGAATGCTTTGTTTTATCAAGACCCTTTTCTGGAAGAGCAGCCTGAAGAGATTCAGTTTGGCAGGTTTGCAGATGCTGCTACTGCGGCACTTCTTGAGTGTGGTGATTCTCCTGAAACAACGCTCGCAACTTGGCAAGCTGTAACGAATGGTGAAGTTTCTATTACCATTGATGGTGGGGCTGTAGAATTGAAAACGCTTGATTTTTCACTCATCACAAGCCTTGACGATGTCGCAACTGTAATTGACACGGCTCTTGGAGCGAACGGTGATTGTTATTATTTAGTCAATCGTTTTAATTTTATAAGCGCAACGACCGGAGTGGCGTCCACGATATCTTTGCTGGACACAGTTGCGGCTCCTGCCGGTACAGATATAAGCGGATCATCTTATTTAGACGGCGATGTTATTTATAGCCCCACAAATCTTGGCGGTTCATATCTATCGCAAGGGCAAGTTGCTGAAAAATTTGATGCCGCTTTATTGGCCATTGAGAATGTTAATTCTGACTGGTACGCCATGGGTGCTTTGAAGAAATTCAGAGACGCATCTGTGACAGAAGACATGGCAGATGAGATTGAAAGTCGCAGAAAGATGTTTTTAATTGCTGTGAACGATGCAAACACTGTGGTTCTTGGGAGTACATCAACTTTCGCTTATTATCTTAAGAACGCCAACTATAAGAGGTCAGCGGTTATTTACCACGACAACGCTTCTCTTTATCCTGACATGTCGTGGATGGGGCAACAGCTTCCAAAAGACATTGGTTCAACGAACTGGGCGTATAAGACCTTGGCCGGTATAGCTGAAGGAGCTAAAGTTGATATACCCGTGGTTGAACTTTCGGAAAGTCAAAAAGATGCTGCTTTAGATGTTAATGCCAACGTTTATTCTTCTATCCTTGGAGCTGAGTTCACTTATTTCGGCACGATGGGCGGTGGGAAAAATGTTGATAAAGAAGGTGAATATATTGACATCATTAGAGATATTGATTTTCTTCAAGCCAGGTCTGAAGAGGGCTTAATGTCTTTACTTCTTGAAAAAGATATAATCCCATTCACGAACGCTGGAATAACCATTGTGGATAATAGATTAAAGAGCATGTTAGACCTATATGGAGTGAAACAAGGGATTCTGGTGCAAGGATCAGTAGTTACTTCTTTTCCGAAAAGGTCAGAAGTTACACAGACAGATCGGGATAACAGGCTACTTCCTGATGGAGCATTCACAGCTGAACTGCAAGGCGGCATAAACACTGTTGTTGTTCGTGGAGTAGTTTACATATAAAAAGGAGAATTAACGATGGCTGATTTTAAAACTTTTTCATTCAGTAACGTGAATGTTATTTTTGGGATCCTTGAAATACAGGGTTTCGGGGACGGTGACGATGTTGTCACCATTGATCTTGAAACAGATCAATTCACTGATTTGGCGGGAGCGAAAGGGGATGTTGTCAGGTCACAGACCAACGACAACCGATGTACTGTAACCATCAAGCTTTTGCAGACTTCCACAAGTAACAAAGAATTGACTCTGGCGTATAATGTAGACAGGGAAACAGGCGTTGGGGTAGCTCCAATGATTATTGAGGATAAAGAAACAGGTGAAACTTACGTAATCAACAATGCCTGGATGCAGAAGTATCCCACAGTAACCAGGGGGCAGAATGTAAACATTATGGAGTGGATTTTCAGGGGTGACTTTCTAACACCTGCTATTATCTAACAGGAGTGCGATATGGAGCAGAAAAGTAAAGCGATAGGTAACACCACTTATCTGGTCACTCAAATGGACGCCATAAGTGCTTTGAAAATTCAGACCAAACTGATGAAGATTCTTGGGGCTGGTATTTTCAGTCTAATTGGGAAAAGCCCATCGGCTGAAAAGATACAAGAATTGATACCGGCACTGATGGAGAATTTTGACGATGAGGTTGTTAATGATTTTGTTTTAGCCTTATTTGAAAGGAACGTTTTCAAAGAAGAAAATGGGACTCCAAAGGTTGTTAATTTTGCAACTCATTTTACCGGAAAGATAATGGAGATGTGGCAAGTGGCAGCATTTATCCTGGAGGTAAATTTCTCCATGGGGGAACAGTCAGAGTCAAGTTCGCGCACCACAGATCAGGCGGGCGAGACTCAAGAAAACTAAACGTAGACTTATTCGCTGCAAGGCTCATAAACGGTGGCATTGCAACCTTACATGAGCTTCAAACAGTGTACAGTCTACAAGATGCGTACTATTTAAGCGAAGTTCTTGATCTGAAAGAAGAGCAAATGTATCTGTACAATAAAGGGGAAAAGGGGAAAAGCCGCTAAAAAAACGGCTCCCAAATAGCCCGTATATGGGACGTTCTCAATTGACCTCATACCTAAGTATGCCTTTGAAAATGGTGACAAATGGCAGTAATCGAAAATTTAATAACTAAGCTATCGTTTGAGTTTGACGATGGTCAATTAAAGAAATTTGATGCTTCTGTTAAATCTGCGGTCAAAGGTTTAGCTGCTATGGTGGCGAGTGCCGCTGCGACAGCGACAGCCATTTTTGTTTTTACGAAGAAGATTGCAGAGGCGAATGATGAGTTGGGCAAGTTCGCTCAAATGACAGGCATCGATGTTGAAGCCCTACAAGAACTTGGATATGTAGCAGAATTAAATGGTGGCTCAATCGATTCCATGAAGTCGTCATTGGCCAACCTGTCGAAGGTCGCTTCAGAAGCGGCAAGGGGAATGGGGCCAGGAGTTGAAGTATTTGGGATGCTGGGCATATCAGTTACTGATGCCGCTGGTAGGTTAAAAGATGCAGATGACATGCTTTATGATGTGTCTGACGCCATATCCAGGCTTGGGACTCAGGCAGAAAAGCTGGAGTTTGCACAAAAGCTTGGCATAGGTGACGACCTCCTATTATCCATACAGCAGGGTTCGGAGGCAATAAGAAAGCAAAGGAAGGAAGCAAGGGAGCTTGGTTTTGTCATTGATGAAAATGCTGCGAAAGCGGCGGCTGACTTCAACGATGATTTGTTAAGAATGCATAAGGTTATTCTTGGAGTGGCGAACGCTGTCGGCACAAGACTCATGAAACAAATAGACCCCATGATCAAGCTATTCGTGGAATGGTTTAAAGCAAACAAAGCCCTTATCCAACAGAATATAAGTCGGTTCTTAGATGGCATGGTTAAAGGCTTTAGAGTTGTTTTTAATGTTCTTGGGAGGGTAATTAGCTTTGTTAATGGTCTTGCTCATGCGATGGGTGGATGGAAAGTTGCTATCATAGCAGTGACAGGATTATTGATTGCATTAAATGCTTCTGCCTTGTTAATGCCTATCTTGGCGATGGCCGCGGGTGCCGGGATTCTTTTGATTCTTGAAGACCTTATGAAATTTGCGGACGGCGGCGAATCTGCTATCGGGGATCTTGCCAGTAGATTCCCTATTCTGGATACTGCATTGAAAGTCACGCTCAAATTACTTGGACTAATAAAAGATGGTTGGCTATTGATTTTTTCTCAGGGCGGAGACGCTCTTGAAGGATTAATCATGATGTTTAAAGATGTTGGCAGAAGTATCGCTGACTTCTTTTTAAAGCCTCTCAACAAAGTAATAGGATTAATTAAAAAGATTCCTACGTTTGGATTAGGTAAGTCTGACAAAGATAAGACTGATTCTGCTAAACCAGGACAGAGCAACCTTGCTGAAGCCGGTATGATAGTGAATCAAGAGCGTTCACCAGCGGCGACCAATAACCAAAGCTCGGTATCAAATAGTAGCACAATTAACAAGCCTAACATAAATATATCCATACATGGGGGTGACACAGACAAGATCAAACAGGTAGTGACAGGCGTATTAAATCAACAGTACAGCGGAGCGCAAACCAACCTATCGTCACAAGTGGATAGTTAAAATGTCAATAGCTCAATTAATTTTCAGAAAAGGAAACTTTATATCAACCGTGGAGCTGGACATAATCATTACGGAGAGTGCCACTGCCACTGTGAGAGTTACTGAAAATCCTGTTGAATACGGAGCCAACATAAACGATCACATTATTATTGAGCCTCTTACTTTCACGACAGAAGGAGTGGTAAGCAACGTTAGCTCTTCTACGATAGGCCAATTTGCAAGGGTTCCGGCCAACTTCTCAAAAGCCACTACGAAAAGCAAGGAGGCGTGGGAAGAGCTTTTGGAACTTCAGATTAACAGAACTCCATTTACCTTAAAGCAGGGGTTAAAAGAATATGAAAATATTGTAATAATAAGCCTGACTGAGAGCCAGGACAAGGACACAGCTAACGGCTTGTTTTTTACAGCCACTATGAAAGAAATTATTTTTGTGGGTGTAAAGCCCATA